ATGTGATTAGCTACATAATAGGTAATCTCCGGTACAAATTATACTATTCAAAATTTTTTAGTTTTTTAATAAGAAAGCACATTAAAGAGCAAATAGATTTTAGAATAAAGCACATGGATAAAGAGTGCTATAATTCAGGAAGTTGTAAAATTTGTGGGTGTACTACTACAGCTTTACAAATGGCTGCTAAACCATGTGATGGGCCATGCTATCCTGAAATGATGGAAGAATACTGTTGGAAAATATTTAAGCAAGGCAAGTGGTCATACACTGATAAGAATGGCAGTTGGTGGTTAGACACTGCAGATAATAGTTTGTATTTAAATGAAAAAATAAAAAGACATGATTAACTGGGAAAGAACTGATAAAGAGTTAGGTAATGTGTTTGAGAACACATCTCATGAAATTATCTTCAAAATGAAAGGAGATAAGACCATAGCAAAAAATGCAATTGGAGCATATAAGATAGTTACTTCCTGTGGTTGCTCTGATGCAGTGTGGAATGAAAAATCTAAAGTTTTAAAAGTGAATTATAATGCAGGAGAAATTCCTGTACACCTAAGCTCTCAAGGACAAAAAGCAATGACTACCACTAAGTATGTCACTATCACATACAGTGATGACACAACAGAAAAACTATCTTTTACAGCAACAATAAACAGCAGAAAGTTATGAGTTTAATTACAACACAACAATTGATTAAAAAATATGGTAAACCAACAGAAACCGGTGCTGCCTATTTAGTAACTATTAAGCTTCCTTATCCAATGAGACTAGCCTGGGATAAAGACAGGATAGTAACCAGCATCAGGTGTCACAAACTTGTAGCAGATAAATTAGTGGCTATCTTTACAGAGATTTTAGAAGTGTATGGACTACCTAAAATTAAAGAGTTAGGAATTGATTTGTTTGGTGGATGTTTTAACTTCAGACAGATGAGAGGTGGCAGTGAATATAGTCGCCACTCATGGGCAGTTGCAATTGATTTAGATCCTGAAAGAAATCAACTAAAAGAAACAAAAAAGACAGCACGTTTTGCAAGACCTGAATATAAGCCAATGATTGACATATTTTACAAACATGGCTTTGTAAGTTTGGGCAGGGAAAAGAATTATGATTGGATGCATTTTGAAATAAAAGAGTAATATGCCATTACAAATATTCATCTTAGAAAATGAGGTTGTAAAACCCACAACAGAAATACTTTTGCTACACCCTTTCAGTGAGATATGGGATAGGTGTGCGCCACTAACACATCATGCAAAAGCTATACAGGAGTTTAGCTACATTGAATTTATGGTATCTCCAAGAAGAAGTAATCCTTTTTTTGGGTATGATTCTGACAGAAAAGAGAAGGAAATCATAGCCAGAATTTTTAAAGGAGAAGAGTATGAACCTGATGAACTGGTGACCCAAGCTATGGAAATGTACAAAGAGTTTTTCTATGAAGCTTCTCCTGGTCTAACTTATTTGGAAGATGCAAGAACTGCAGCAGAAAACACTAAGAAATTTTTAAAAAATGTTGACCTTAGTGAAAGAACAGACAAAGGTATGCTTATTTTAAAACCGAGAGATGTAACAAGTGCTTTAAAAGATACCGGTGAAGTAATGAAAGCCTTGGCACAATTAGAAAATAAAGTACATGAAGAATTGTTTGAAACAAATAAATCCAGGGCCAACAGAGAGATAAATGAATTTGAAAGAAGACCTACCTAATGGCTAAAGAGATATGGAAAAGAATAGACCCGGAAGAGGAATTGTTTCAGAAGTGCTTGCTGGATTTTCATGGTATTGAAAGTTGCAAAAGTACCGGCAAGATTGATATGGAGTGGCACATTGATCTGTATCTTGGCAATGGACTCTCTGTAGATGTAAAAAGTCAGAAGAAAGTAAATGGGTTAGACAAAAAACCATCAGAAGAATTTACCTGGATAGAATTTAATAACAGTAGTGGTAGAAGGGGATGGCTGTATGGAAGAGCATCTCATATTGCGTTTGCTATGGAAGATTACTATCTTGTAGTGGACAGAAGACATTTAGTAGATTACAGTGCAAAAGTGCTGGAAGCAAATGGCTTAATTAATAGGGATGGTAAGTTGCTGGCCATAATAAAAACAGCAGCAGTGAGTTATGAACCTTACAAAGTATATACAAGAAATAACCTGGATAAGGTGATGTTAGTGGAAATAGCTGATTTAAAAGGTTTGACACACTTAATAGTAAAAAGAGATGCAGATAGATGCCGTAAGAAATCCTGATGGGATATACATAAATACTCAATGTTTCAGAGAAGAGGGACTCCACTTCATGAAGCATAAATACTATACACCTGATCCGTGGGGTTCTCCGGGATGGAGAGATTACTGGAAAGTGCAATTAGACAGATGCACAAATGGATACAGTACAGGAGGAGTTAGAATTACCGGACACCATTATTTTTATTTGAACTTTGCACAGATACAAATCTCTGAAGAAATATCTGAAAAAGTTGCAAAGAAGAAAAAGAAAATGCCGGATTTCTGGGATGGTGATTACAATTATTACTGGTCATTGGAAATTGCAAGATATGGTATCCTTACAGTAAATGAAACTACAAAAGAAGAGAGAAGCATTATACAAACTCTTTCTACTTTAGAACAGGCACAAAGATTAAAAGCTGAACTTTCAAAGCTTCAATTAAGCATCACCATTGAACCAGATTATCTTACAGGAGGTTTTCATGTCATAGTGGGTAAAGCAAGAAGAAAGGGATACTCCTACAAGAATGGAGCTATTTGTGCAAACACTTATAACACACAACCTGACAGTTTAACTTTAATTGGAGCTTTTGATAAGAAGTATTTATATCCTAAGGGAACCATGGGTATGGCTTCAGATTACCTCAACTTTCTTAATAAACACACAGGCTGGAGAAAGAGCAGAGAATTTGTAGATAAGCAAGACCACAGAAGAGCTAGTTTTAAAGATACTATTGATGGAGTGTCTAATGAAGATGGTTACATGTCTGAAATAATGGCTCTTACTTTTAAAGATAATCCGGATGCTGCCAGAGGTAAAGATGCTCAGTATGTATTACTAGAAGAAGCTGGTGTTTTCCCCAATCTTGAAGATGCATACATGGCAACTGCACCAGGTTTATCTGCAGGTAAATACATTACAGGACAAATTATTATATTCGGAACCGGTGGTGATATGGAGAGTGGTACAGTAGATTTTGCCAATATGTTTTACAACCCTTTTGAGTATGGTTTATTACCGGTTAAAAACATTTGGGATGATAATGCTGAAGAAACTAATTGTGGCTTTTTCCATCCTATGTATTGGAACAGAGAAGGATATTATGATGAGCAAGGTAACTCAGATACAGTGTCTGCCATTGCAGATGAAAAAGAGCATAGAGCAAAGATGCTTAAAAACTCTTCTAATGGTTCAGTGGTATTACAAAAGAGAGTTCAGGAACACCCATTCTCTCCATCAGAAGCTTTCCTTACAGTAAGTACTAATAGCTTTCCTGTAGTGGAATTGAGAAACAGATTAAACCTTATTAACAGAGAAAATTTAAATGTCATAAAAGGGCAGCCTGTAAAGTTATTTAAAGATGAAACAGGTAAAGTCAGAGCAAAACCTTACATGAAAGATGATGAGCATCCTCCTGTCATCTGGAACTTTAAACCAAAAACTAAAGATCTTACAGGGTGTCCTGTAATTTATGAGTATCCAATAGAAGGTGCACCAAAAGGGTTGTATAAAATTGGTTATGACCCCTACAGACAAGATAAAGGTACATCTCTTGCAAGTATTATTGTAAAAAAAGGAGTGCATAAATACAGTTCTTCAAATGATGTCATAGTAGCTGAATACACAGGCAGACCAGAAGATGCTGATATAGTAAACAGAATATTTGAATTGTTTATTGAATTGTACAATACAGAAGGTATGCATGAGAATGAAGTTACTCATGTAAGAAGCTACTTTATGAGAAGAAAAAAGTTGCATCTTTTAGCTGCACAACCTGACAGAGTTATCAGTAAAAATGTAAAAGAAAGTAAAGTTGCCAGAGTTTATGGTTGTCACATGAATGACCAAATGAAGGATGCCGGTGAAAAATATATAAAAGGTTGGCTACTCAGAGAGAGAGATACTGATGAAAATGGCAATGTTCTTACCACAATAGATTATATTAATTCTCCTGGACTTTTAGAAGAGTTGATTGTTTACAACAGAAAGGGTAACTTTGACAGGGTTATGGCTTTAATGCAGGTAATGTTTCAGGAAGAAGAGGAAGATTTGGAGAAAGAATACGGTAATAGCGAAAAGTCTAATAATGCACAAGATGCAGTAGAATTAATTAGTAAACTTTTCAGAAAAAATTAATATATTTACACATGGCAACTGAAGATATTGATTACAAAAGTCAGAGGCTTACACAAAAACAGAAGGATGCTAATGATAAAGCATGGTATAAAAAAATGCTTGATAGGCAGCATGCTATGTCATTTACCAGAGCTACAGGTCTGGGTGGTGTAAGTAATTATCGCAGGATGAAAATCAACTTTGATTTGTTTAACAACATTCTAAATCCTTCTGATTTTGAATATGTATGCCAGCCTTATGGGGCACAGGTAGGGGAACTTCCTGCTACCATGACTAACAGAGATATTGTATCCGGAAAAATAAAAGTGTTACTGGGAATGGAGATGAAAAGACCATTCTCCTGGAAAACATTGGCTGTTAATGAAGAAGCTACCACCAGAAAAGAGGAAGCTGAATTTGGTAAAATAAGAGAGTTTGTGGTAAACAGTATCATGACACCACTAAAAAAAGAGCTCATGTTGAAGCAGCAGGAAGAGCTGCAAGGCAGACAGCTTACCTCTGAAGAGGCAAAACAAATGGAGCAACAACTTGCACAAGAGTTGGGAGCACAAACACCTGATGAGGTGAGAAAATACATGAGAAGAAAACATCAGGACCCTGCAGAAGCTTTATCTCATCAATTGTTGGAGTATCTCATTAAAAAAGACAGGATTCCGGAAAAGTTTAATAAAGGCTGGAAGTACTCTTTAATAGCAGGCCCTGATGTTTATTGGGTAGGTATCATAAGAGATGAGCCTACTGTAAAGGTAATCAATCCACTTAGATTTGATTATAATAAGTCTCCTGATCTTGATAGGATAGAAGATGGTCAATGGGCAAGTTCAGAGTTTATGATGTCACTTTCTGAAGTGGTAGCAGCTTTTGATTTAACTGAGGATGAGCACCGAGAATTGGAGAATGGTTATCCCTATGGAGGAGCAAATCAAATCATAGATACTGATTGGACTTTTACAGAAAATATACACCATACAGCACAGACTATTCGGGTAGTTCACCATGAATGGAAAAGTGAAAGAAAAGTAGGTTTCTTAAACTACAGAGATCCTGCTACCGGTGAAGTTCAAATGGATATTGTAATGGAAGATTACAAGTTGAACAAAGATGCCGGAGACATTGACATAGAATGGATATGGGTTCCTGAAAAGCATGAGGGATATAAAATAGGAAAAGATATTTATAAAAACATGAGACCTGTTCCAGGTCAATCTTTTGATTTAGATAATCTTTACAACTGTCCATTATCTTACATAGGTGCTGCACATGATGATATGAACTCTTCTATCACATCACCAATGGATAGAATGAAGCCTTATCAGTATTACTATAATATCATTATGTATCGT